GAGGATTTTACGGAAGTAATGCAGCCATAACAGTAGGAGATTTGGGTGGTGCAGTAACAGGAGTTACCATTACAGAGCCAGGATTCGGATATGAACTTGCACCAGCAGTAACAGGAGCAGAACATTCAACCGCTGCAACTCTAACAGGAATTTTAGGAATCACAAGAGTTAAAGATGGGAAGTATTCTGGTGAATCTGGAATGCCGAGTTCTCAGAAGAAGATTCAAGACAATGATTACTATCAAGATTACTCTTATGTTCTCAAGACAACTGATTCTGTTAATGTTTGGAGAAACGATGTTCTAAAATTATTACATCCGGCCGGATATAAGTTATTTGGTGAGGTATTAATTGAAAATCTCTTGAATACTCAGATGTTCGATAGAGCAAACAATAATATCAATACAGTTAATGCAACTGGAATGTCAACTTATCGAGAAGTAACGTTCTTCTTTGAGTCGTTCATTACTGGCCTTCAAGTTGAAATGGGAGAAGCATTCGTTGAAATTGAAGCACAAATCGATTCATTGATTGCAGCTCTTGAGACATTTGCAGAAATATCAATAAAAGGTGGAACAACTCAGACATATTTGATCAATCCTCTTGCTGCAACGAATGGAATTCCTGCGGAGATGTTCTCGACATTGGTTGTTAAGGATGTTGGATCTGTTTCTGCTGGAACGACAACTACGATCACAACTTCTTCGCCACATTATTTCCTTGAGGATGATTTGGTATCTCTTGATGATTTCGTGGGTACTAACGTTTCACTTATTAATGGAAATATGTACAAAGCAACAGCGATAGGGAACAATCCTGCAACTAATAATACTTTTGTTTTAAAACACGTAGATGAAACCATCAATCTTGTTTTAGACAGTTCAGAAGGTGCTAATCAAGGAGATAATCTTTTAATGGAAGATGATGTAACAACATTTTCATTTGAAGATAGACCAGTAGATACCACAGGAATGTCAATTACGACACAAGGAAGAGTTTTTAAGACAGGAAAACGTGCCAGTTCTGGAATTTTAATAGATCTATTCTCACCAGAATATATTGAAGGTCACAAAACGAAGAAGATTCATGAATGGTTACACACAAGTCCTGCAACATTATCTGGATTTAGTTCTGGTGATCAGATAGATATTTCAGGAAGACACGTAGATATCGAAAGTAGAATGATTCAAGAAGATTCGGGCAGTAATGACGATTTTCTATTGGAAGATGGAACAACCAATTCTCCAAATTCTTCTCAAATAGGATATCTCCTTGCAGACGAAGGACAAATAGATTTAGATGGTGCAAACGATGCACATCAATTAGCAGTTACCGAAGCAACACAACGACAAGTTTCTGGTGTAACTAACAATATAATCACATTTAATAGACCAATTGAGTATAGGGGTATTCCACATACGCAACATCCTCACACTCAAGGATTTGGTTTGTATAAACACAAAGTTGACCAACGAGTTTTGGCTGCATAAAGGTTGACTTATGAGTTTTATCTGTATAAATATAAAAAGAAATCATTAAGGAAAATAAACCATGCCTGCTTTAGTAACAACGGAATTTAGAATCCACAACGCAAAACAGTTCAGAGAGATGTTTTCTGAGGCTGCACTATATGGTGGAGCAACAGCATCAGCTGCTCTTTCGACAAATATGTATTTGTTTATCGGGAAATCTGCTGCATGGTCTGGCTCCTACAACGATGGAACTACTACTTATCAAGTATCGGATACTGCACAACCAGATCCGAATAACACAAATGCTCCATCTTCTGACACAACTGCAAATACTGCATATTCACATTGGAAAGATATGATTGCAGCCAAAAAGGTTGCATCTTCAGATGTGAGTCACGTTATCGCAAGAAATAACTGGACATCTGGTCGATATTATTCGATGTATGATGATACAGTTAAGTTCAGTTCTTTGACTTCAAGTCAAGCAAGTCAGAATGTAAATAACGGATCGGCAGATACAACTGCAACTCTGTATCCAATGTATGTAATGAATAGCACATTTAAAGTTTACAAATGTCTTTACAACAATAAGAACGAATCTGGAAGACCTCTTCCATCTACTGTAGAACCAACACATACTACAACATCTGCAGCTGCACCAGCAGCACAATCAGATGGATATGTGTGGAAATATATGTACACCATTTCCGCTGCAGAATCGTTGAAGTTTGTAACATCAAGTTACATTCCAGTAAAACAGATTCGTGATGCAAATGCATACGGACAAGGTGGAACTGCTGGAGGTATGGCAGTCGGTGGTGCAAAGGATGATAGTTCAGATCAAGTTGTTATTGAAAGAAATGCTGTAGATGGTGCATTGGATATTTTTGAAATTACCAATGATGGTGCAAACTATCACTTTGAAAACAATAAAGCTATTGCATCTGGAACAGGGACAACTCTAGTTATGAGTGCTCCTACATTGACAACTGCAAACGCATATGCATTTTCTTCTGTTTATTTCACTTACGGAGGTACTTCTTACGTGAGAAAAGTTGCAGAAAGTGCTTACAATAGTGGAACAAGTCAAGTAACACTTACATTAAGTGCAACTTTGGGTGTAACTCTTTCTGGAACAATGCCAACTTGTAATGTTGGGCCATGGCCAAGGATTGATGGAGATGGTCACGGACAAGAATTGGTTCTGACAGCAAATACTGCTGGAACCGCAGCAGCGGGTTCAATCGGTGGTGTAACAGTCGTAAACTCTGGAAACAGTTTTACAACTGCAACTATGACAGTATCTACACAACCAGGCGCATCTTCTCCTTCTGGTGCATTGATCAGGCCAATTATTCCACCAAAAGGTGGCCACGGATTTGATGCTGTTACAGAATTGGGTGGATATTTTTGCATGATTAACACAAAACTGACACAGAGTGAATCTGGTGCATTTACCACATCCAACGATTTCCGAAAAATCGGATTATTGAAAGACCCTAACACAAATGGTGCATGGACAAGATATACTTCTGATACTGCGGATCAAGCAAAGGTTATTACTTACTCTGCAGCCAACGAGGCGGTTACTGGTGATATCACTATCACACAGGCTGCATCTGGTGCAACTGCATATGTTGTTGATGTAAACACATCTGCAAGTACGATGAGGGTTATCGATGTAACGAATGGTTCAAGTGCAACAAATGGATACGATTCCAAGCCTGGGTCATTTCAAACAGGAGTGGCAGCAACAAGTGGAACATTGTCTTTCACAGTTAGTGCAGTTGCAAATGGTGCAATGTCAATTGGATCGGGAGAAATGCTTTACATTGAAAACAGAGCTCCAGTAGCACGTGCTGCTGACCAAACAGAAGATATTAAACTTATTATCGAATTCTAAAAGATTAACTAAATGGCAAATGTAACAACGAATTTTAATGTAGATCCGTATTATGATGATTATAATGAAGATAATGCTTATTTAAGAATATTATTTCGTCCTGGCTATGCAGTACAGGGTCGAGAACTGACACAACTTCAGACTATTCTTCAAAAGCAATCTTCTCGTCTTGGTGATCACATATTCAAAGATGGTTCTGCCGTTCTAGGTGGTGAACTTACCTTAGACACTCAAGTAGCATATCTAAAATTATCATCTGATGATACTGCATCCACTTTCGCAGGTGCTGTAATTAGAGATTCTACAAGTACAGTCAGAGCTCAGGTCATCACAACTGCAGCTGCGGTAGGAACAGATCCACCAACTCTTTACATAAAATTTATTTCAGGTACAACATTTGCTGCTGGTTCAACTATTACTTTAGATGGATCATCGACAACTGGAACAGTTGCATCTACAAATCATACAGGAAGTGCAGCGATTGCAAGTATCAATCGTGGTGTTTATTTTGTAAGTGGGTTTTTTGCACTTTGTCTTCCACAGACTCTTATTTTAGATAAGTACACAAACACACCAACTTACAGAATCGGATTAACAACTACTGAATCAACAGTCGATAGTACTACAGATTCAAATCTTCTTGATCCTTCAACTGGAACAACAAATGCAAATGCTCCAGGCGCAACTCGTTTCAAGATCGAATTAACTCTTGCAAAGAAAACCACTTCTTCTACTGACCCTGTGGCTGCAAATGCAGACTCAAATTTCATAGAATTAATGAGAGTGGTTGCTGGATCACCAACTAAACAGACAAAATATCCAGTTTACGGAGAAATCGAAAGAACACTTGCAAGACGAACTTACGATGAGTCAGGAGATTACACAGTAAGACCATTTCCAATACGAATGGTAGATCATCAAGGAGCATCTGGAACAACAACTGCATCTTCAACAACTACTATTACTGGTTTACTTTCAGATTTTGAAAATGATTTTGAAGTAGGAGATTCAATTTATCTTTCTTCTGCAACATCCACTTATGCAACAGTTGATACAATTACAAATGCAACATCGATGGTAGTTTCAACTGCATTGGGTAATGGAACTGCACAAAGAATTCATAACAGAAATCGTGTATCGGCTGCATTAGATCCAGGCAAGGCATATGTTAAGGGATATGAATACGAAAGTATCTCAACTGAATATGTCGATGTTAAAAAAGGAAGAGGAACACAATCTCAGACAGGATTTCCTATCAATCCAAACTTTGGAAACTATTTCAAGGTCAGCGGGTTTCGTGGGGGAACTACGGCTGCAAGACAATTTGATCCAGAAGCATTTCAAACATTTGATATACATTGTGTTGCAAATACTGGAATTACTTCTACTAACTCAAATGCTTATAATTCGACAAAGATCGGAACAACCAGAGTAAGACAAATAGACTTTTCTTCTGGAACTCTCTCTTCACCAACTAATTCGGATGCTGCTGTTTTCGATCTTTATGTTTTCGATACTCAATTTAGTGGAGTATCAACAACAGTAGGAAATCCTTATACTTCTGGTGCAACTTCTATAATTCTGACAACAGCAACTTCATCACCTACTGATGATGCATATAATGGTGCAACTATAACTATAGGTTCAGAAACAAGAACTATTACGGATTATAATGGAACAACAAAAGCTGCAACATTAAGTCTTGGTTTTTCTTCATCTCATTTAGCAGCTGTTCCTGCAACTATTAACTTTTCAGTTAGAGAAGCAGAAAGTCTGGTAATAGTATCCCCAGCATTTGCATTAGATGGAGCTCAATTTAAAATAGACAACGCAAGTAAAGTTGATGTAAACGATGCAACAAGTAATACACAGATATTTGATTCAAGTTTAAGTTCTCTTGTTTTCCCAATTGGGTTTGAAAATGTCAAGAGTTTAAACAATCAAGGCCTTACTTATAGAAGAAAAGATACTATCACCACAAGTTTCATTGAGAATAGTAATGTTACTGCTGCGACACTTACTGCAACAGAAACAAATGGACATATAACAGGAGGTGTTTCTGGATCAACACAAGTTGAAGCAATAAATGCAAGTTATGTTGCCATTATAACATCTATAACGAATCAGGCCGGTGCTAAAATTACATTAACAAATTCCACTACTGCTTCAGGTGATGCAACTATTACTGTATCCAGTACTGCAAATCTTAGAGTGGGAATGACAGTCGCAGGAAGTGCCAATATACCAACATCACCAGTTCCAACTATTGCATCAATAACAAATGCAACAACCTTTGAACTTTCTGCAAATGCAACTGGAGCTGCCAGTAATGTAACTTTAACTTTTGGAAATATTCTTGTAGAAGGTGAAGTGATAGATTTTACTGCTCTTGCACCTTCTGAAAATCAGTTGACACTTACACCAGTTAGATCGGGAGTAACATTTACTGATACAGGAATCAATTTTGCAGTAAAAGTATTCTCAACACAAAAAGTTGTAGGAAAACAAGAAAAGGTTAAGACAAAAGTTACTGCAACAAGTCCTACTACTACTGCTGCTATTGTAGACAATGGTGCAGTTTTAACAAATACAAATAACAGACTTGCAAATGGACAAATGATTGTTGTGCCATTTACTGGAACTCAATCACTTCAAGTTGCAGATGGTGTTGCAGTAACAAGTGTAATCGAAGCAGTATCAACTACTGCAACGACTGCTGCACAATTTCCCGACGCAACATTAACAGCTGCTGTTGGAAATACTGCACATCCAAGTAATATCACTTCACGTTACAGTTTTAATGACGGACAGAAAGACAACTTTATAGATCATGCATCTATTACATTAAAACCTGGCCAAGCAAAGCCCGACAAGAACGTTCTAATAGTTTTCGATTATTTCAGTCATGCACCTACAGATGGATATGCTTCTGTAGAATCCTATACAAACGTGGATTATGCAGATATACCATCTTTCACGAGCCCCGTATCTGGTGTTACGAAACAATTACGAGATTGTCTTGATTTTAGACCAATTAAATCTATTAGTTCGGCCGGAACACTTCAAACAAACGAAGACATTCCAGATGCAGATGTTTCTATTACTGCAAATACTGTTTCTTATTTACCACGAAAAGATAAACTGACATTAACAAAAGATAGAGTTTATAAAGTAGTCAATGGAGTCTCAGCAGAAGATCCAATTCTTCCTGCGGATGATGATGATGCAATGACTCTTTATAGTTTAGATATTCCTGCATACACCTTCAATTCAAGTGATGTAGATACTCAATATATCGATAATCGTAGATTCACAATGAGGGATATCGGTAAAATCGAAAAGAGAGTTGATACACTTGAGTATTATACTGCATTAAGTCTTTTGGAAAAAGAAGCATCTGATCTTTCAGTCAAAGATTATGCAACTAACTTAGAACGATTCAAGAATGGAATCTTAGTTGACTCATTTAACGGACACAATATCGGTGATGTTTCAAACGAAGATTTTGCAATTGCAGTCGATCAAGAATTAAAAGAACTACGGCCTCCTTTTAGCTCGGATTCATTTACATTTACTCCAAATTTAGGTGCAAACACACAACAATCAGGAGACATAGTTACTCTCAGGTATTCATCTTCAAATTTGGTTGTTCAACCACTTTGTAGTAATACCGAAACGATCAATCCATTTGGAACAAGTCAATTCAACGGACAACTTACACTTTCTCCACCAAGTGATGTTTGGTTCTCAGAAACAGGCCGACCTTTGGTTCTTATTAACTTGGAAAGTCTGAACGATCATTGGATTCAAGGAAACGAAAACGGATTTGGTAAACAATGGGATGATTGGAGCTCGACATGGAGTGGAACACAAGTAAACGATGATAATCTGATTAAGTCAAGAAAATCAGAATCATCTTCTACTTCAGTAAGTCGTTCTGCAAATGTAACAAGTAAGAACAAGACACGAACTGGTATTATTTCAACCAAGCCACCAGAGACTATTAAGAGATCGGTTGGAAATAGATCAGTAAGTATTTCTATAGTGCCTCTTATTAGAGAACAGAAAATCAGTTTTGTTGCAAAGGGAATAAAACCAAATTCAACTTTTTATCCTTATTTTGATAATACTCTTGTTTCTGCATATTCTAAAGATGCATACAAATTAACATATTCTGCAAATACTGGTTCTGCAAATTCTGGTGTATTTAATACTAAGTCGGGAGAACAAGCTACATTATCACAAACAATAACAACTGATGGTACAGATACAGTTACACCTACTGGAACTGCATTGTATCAAAATTCATCTTCTGTTTTAATTTCAAACATAATACAAGAGGTTACTTTTTCTAGTGCTACTAATGTTCCTGTAATTGGAGAGACAATAACTTTTTATTCTGATGGTGGAAAAACAACTAAAGTTGCAAGTGGAAAGTTGCAAGCTTATAATACTTCAAAGAAAACATTAACAGTTAAAGATATATCTGGAACTATTGCAATCGGTCATTCTATAAATGGTTCTACAACAACTCTTTCTGCTGCAACAGTTGCATATACTGGTGCATTTTCGACAGGAGAAATTACAAATGGACTGACAGGGGATTCTAAAGCAAACGGAAACATTACAGCCGTTGCATCATCTACTCCAACTCTTGCAACTGTATTAACTGCGGATGCAAATGGTGTTCTTGCAGGAGAGTTTGAACTTCCTGCAACAATGTTCAAGAGTGGAGAAAAACTTTTCCGTCTAACAGATAGTGAAACGGATACTGTTGCATCTTCAGAATCGGTTGCAGAGAAAATCTTCAGAGTTCAAGGACTTCTTGAATCACGAACAGGAAAGATTTCTTCAACTAGACCAATGGAGTCCAAGAGAGAGAATGTAAAAGAAAAAGCTGTGACACAAGATACAATCAATCGTGTTACAACATCTACAAACTGGGTCAATCCACTTACACAGTCTTTTATTGTTGATCAAAACGAAAATCCAAATGGAGTTTTTGCAAGTAGTATAGATATTTTCTTCTCGGCAATCGATGACAAATTGCCCATAACACTTGCACTCCGGCCGATTGTAAATGGTTTTCCAAGTTCATCACAGATACTTCCTTTTTCGGAAATCACTCTGAATGCATCGGAAACAACTGCACAAGCATCTGCTCCTAGTGTTGCAACAGCATCAACATACACAAGGTTTACGTTTGATTCACCAGTTTATTTGTATCCAGATGAATATGCAGTCGTTTTAACATCACCATCGACAAGTTATGCAGTTCACGTTGCAAACTTAGGTGAGACAGTCAAGAACACAACGAACACAAAAGTATCACAACAACCATTTGTTGCATCATTCTATCAACCTCAGAACTCTTCCGTATGGCAAGCAAATGCGGAAAAACAAATGATGTTCAGAGTCAATCGATGTGAGTTTGATACAGGATCACACGTAACTTATTTTGCAAACAAAGCAGAACCATTGTCTGGAAACACTTCTGGGCCCAAATACGATGTGTTTAAGTTGTCAACAAGTGATTTGACATTCTCAAATACTGCACTTACATTTGCATACAAAGGAATACTAACTGCAAACGTTGCATCAGTTACAAATGAAACAAGTAGAGGAAATCAAATAGATTCTGCATGGACAGAATTCAGTCCTAACAGAAATTACACATTGTCTGCACAAAAAGGAATGGTTGCGTCTGCAAGTACAACTGGACAAAACGATTATGCAGCAAATAACTTCTTTTTAAGAGCAACTTTCACTTCAAACGATTCTAAAGTTTCTCCTGCGGTTGATCTGTCAAGGATGAATCTTATCACAGTTGAAAACTTAGTTAATCGTGGTTCTATTGCAGCTTCGGATATTGTTATTGAAAATGCAGGAACAAGTTATTCTTCAGCACCAACTCTTGCCATTTCTGGTGGAGGTGGAACTGGTGCAGAAATAACTACAACTGCTTCTGGTAATGCAATTACAGGAGTTACAGTTACATCTGCTGGTTCTGGATATTACGAAACACCAACAATTATAATGAATGCTGCTGGATCAAGTCTTGCTTCGAGTGTTACTGTCAATGGTTCGACAACTGTAACTGTTTCTTCTACAGCAGCTCTTACTCAGGGCATGGAGATAACTGATTATAATAGAACTAATACTTCTGGAACGCCTGGAAGTACGATTCCAGTTGGCACTACAATCACATCTATTACAAATGCAACAACTTTTGTAATGTCAAATGCAGCAACAGCAAGTGGATCTCTTACTCTTTATTTTCATGGAAATATAACAGTTAAAAATGAATTATCAAAGTCAGGGGGAAATGCAAAGGCTCGATATATCTCTAGGAGGGTAACTCTTGAGGATAATTTCGATGCACAGGATATTAAGGTTTGGTTGAATGCATACAAACCAAAAGATACAGATATTAAGGTGTATTATCGTGTACATAATTCTGAAGATCCAACAAATTTTGAAGACAGACCATATGTAATAATGACTCAGGAAACAGATATAAATCGCATTTCTGCAAGTGAAACAGATGTAAATGAATATGTCTTCAGATCTTCAGCAAATAACGTTGCTTATACTTCTGGTAGTATAAGGTATGATAAATTTAAAACTTTTGCAATAAAGATTGTTCTTGGTTCAGCTTCAAGTTCAGTTATACCGAAAGTTAAAGACATGAAGGCAGTAGCATTGGATTTCTGATATGTTAGCAAAAACAGATAGAATTGGTCTTGTAAGAGACATGAATAACAATGCACTTCTTGC